ATGGCGCTATCAGACGCTGCCCTGCGTGCGATGCTGGGCAAAGAATATGAAAAAGTTCAGGTTAAGACCGATCGTGACGGGCTTTCTGCCCGCGTATCCTGCCTGGGTAAGATCACGTTTCAGTACCGTTACCGCTGGAACGGGAAGGGCGAACGCGTTGATATCGGTACATACCCGGCTACCAGTTTAAAAGAAGCGCGTGACGAGGTTACCAGGTTGCGTGGCCAGCTTGAACAAAACCGCAATCCTCGCATACTGAAGCGCAAAGCCCGTGATGATGCTTTTTCTGCACTGACTGTTGAAGGGGTAATCAGGACGTGGCTGGAAAAATATGCCGTTGAAAATAAACCTGAACATCATGATGTGCTGCGTTCATTCGAAATACACCTTTTTCCCTGGTTAGGTAATGTTCCCCATGAGGATGCACCCATCCACATGTGGCTGAACGTTCTGGAACCGCTGGCACGTAAAAAACCCTCTATAACCATTCGTCTTTTAACCAATGCCAGGCAGGCCCATAACTGGGCGATGCGCAGGCGGCTGATAAAAATCACACCGCTAACCGATCTGCGTCTGGCAGATTTAGGGATCACGCTGACACCGCGCGAACGTGTTCTGTCTGCTGACGAAATTGTGACAATTTTCCGCGCAATGGAGGCCAGCAGGCTGGCGAGAAAGTTTCAGTTGCTGGTTAAGTTGTGTCTGTTGTTTGGTTGCCGGGTGGGGGAACTATCCAACGCAGAAAAGTCGCATTTCGATTTTGAAAAGAAAATATGGTCCATCCCGCCATCACATCACAAAACGGGCAAACGCACACGTAAGCCGCTGTTGAGGCCAGTCATACCAGAGGCAGAAAAAATGCTAAAGGAGCTGTTCGACCAGTCACCGCATAGCCGCTTTGTAATGGCGAACATTCAGCGTGACGCTCCCCAGGCCCGCTCATCCCTGATTGATATTCCACCCAGGATCAGGCAATCAGCGCGCCGCCATTTGAGCACTGAAATGGAACACTGGACATTGCATGATCTGCGCCGGACGGCCCGCACTAATTTTTCGGATCTCACTGAACCACACATTGCGGAAATAATGCTGGGGCATAAATTGCCAGGTGTCTGGCAGGTGTACGACCGTTATGAGTATATCGAGGAACAGCGTCGCGCCTATTCGTTATGGTGGGCGCGTGTTACAGAGTGGATTAGTGGTGATGGGACAGTATCAGTGTTGGCGCGCTCTTCGTGATAGCGCATGATGTCGCAGGTGCGAAACGTCAGACGGCTGCGGCGTACCGGTACCGGAAACGCGGGATTGTGGGGGCGCTGAGTTCGCCCGTTTACTGATACCCATTTGCGAATGGTTTGCGGTGCTACGCGAAGCAGCATGGCAGCTTCGTGCAGATTCAGATAGGGCATCTGTAAGAGAGTTTGAATATCAATTTTTGGATTATGCACCATTTCTGTCTATACCTCTGTCATGGTGTTTGCCTCGGACATGCCCGATCATCCATACTCATGAGCTGGCCCACAGGTTGTCAGCGCCATGGATGATTTGCCAGAAGGAACTGACATCTGAATCCAGTTTCGGGCAATAAAAAACCCCGCATAGGCGGGATTTTCATTATTTATTTTTGTCGCCTTTATCATGCTCTGGCTTCTATACAGATCTGCACATCTAAATGACTACATATGTTGTTAAGATATAAACGCAGAGGCATCCATGCTCAGAGTATATATATCAGCCTGAACTGTCTGGTCCTTATAAAAATTTATCGTTCCATTTAACTCTGCCACACGATATTGTGATACCGCCCAGCCTTTATTATCCCATATTTCCAGGAAATTACCTGATGCCAGAGTTGGCAGATACAAGACAATTTTATGCATAGAGTCTTCTTTTCCACTGAGTACGATCCTGCCGCCATTTGTCAGTCCAGACTGACGTGTCCAGCGAATACCCAGCCGTGTTGGTTTTTTTACTCTGATGTAATAAGACGCCACGATAGTGTTACTATTATTTTTACCAGCCTTCAGGTTGTTTTCAGCCAAAAGCTGGAAGTCAATCTGACTGGTTTCTTTAAAAACTAAATCTGCAGATTGTGTTATAGGGGAGCCTGTTGGAGAAATGAACGCGTGATGATCAGGTTTTGGTGAAGGTTTGATTTTATGCTTGCCAGGATGAAAAATAAAAACATTACCGAAGGTTGGATTTACAACTAAAGAAAGTAGAACTGCCATAATTTTGATGTTTTTCATTCAGCTACCTCTCTTTAGGTTTTGTTAATGCATAATGAAATGGCTGCGACATAAACCAATTGTTCATAAGTGTTTTCCCCCGCTGCAAGTAACTTTAGTTAATAATAAAATGCTTTTTAATTATCTAATCTTCACTCGAGCAATGGATGTTGAAATCGAGCGGAAGGCTAAGGGTGTTAATTCATAGGCTTAGCCTTCTTTCTGGTTATTTCATTTCTGATGAATAACTATCGTTAAGAAATAAACGCTGATGCATCCATACTCACGGTATAAGTGTCAGCAGCTACCTGCTGTTTTCCTTGAATAACTAACGAACCACCAAATCTTTCTTCGAGGTTACGTGTTATATGCCACTCATCTTTGTTGTCGTAATCATAATTACCCCAAGCAAAGTTCAGCTCAAGGATATTTTTTGGATTGTTCTTACCGTGGATTTTCACTATGGGAACTCTTACTTCTCCAACGCCAGGTGTCCAGCGCACTCCTATCCTTACTGGTGGTGATGAAGTGATATCAAATGTTGCTACTATTTTGTATTCGTCATTTATTCCTGCCTTTAAATCCTGAACAGGTATCAGCTTAAGATTCAGTTTCGAGTTCTGTTTGAAAACTAAATCTGCCGATTGAGTTAAAATCTCGCCGATTTGTTGTGGTGTGTTATCAGCTATTGCGATGTTGCATGCGCTTAACAAAGAAAGTGTTAAGGGTAAGGTCTTTAATTTAATCAATTTTCAATCCTCTGTGGTTGATGCCTGTAATAGGACGTTTGAGAAATTACGTTTTGAGTTACTTCATGTTTGATGGTTTTTTAGTTCCTTCCGCATTGAACCGAAATGTTAATTGGCCATGTATGGCTCTCAATATACTGTTCGCCGTTTGTTATTAATTTCAGGGTGGCGAAACCTGATGGGTCGTTAAGCATAACGCCTGTCCCGAATTGTATGTCAGGCTGCCAGCCTTCTCCGACCAGCCTGACTCTCAGTGGCCTGTTTCCTCCCGGTCTGTCATAAAGGGTATAGGACCCGGGGGTAGTCTCATTCTGCGCCGATGGGCTCCAGACATTTACAGCACACTTTTGATTCATACCAGATAGATATATCACGGCCAGTGTCGTACCATCCGGAAATATTCCTGAGTGTAATTCTGTATCGGGTACGATTTTAATTGCTAAGTTTTCAGCTATGCTCTGATTATAAAATGCATTAAGTAGCAGAAGCAGTGACATGCATGATTGGGCAAACAGTCTGTGCATCATGCACTCCTTTATTGGCATTTTGCGACTGCTGAATACAGACCATACGAGTCAATATTTTTTCTTAAAACGAAAAAACATTTATACGTCTGACTTCGTGTTTTTACATTAAGCTGTCCCTTTGCAGATAAACCTGACAGGTAAACTTTACCTTCGTTATCAACAATACCTTCGGGATGTTGTGCTGAGAGTGCCTGCACAACAGATCCAAAAGGTGCCTTTGATCCATCAGGAAGTCTTATTTCAATAATAGCCTTAGCACCGATATTGGTTTTGAAATTAACCGGAATAATTGCGCCAGCTGTAGGCACAATTTTCCTGTCAGTGATGGTTATTTCAGCCTCCGCCGGCAACGTTGTGGGGTCTAATGAAAGTGAATTCTCACGGTAAGGATTCAGCCAGTGCTGCGCTGTATACCCACGATAATCTGTAAAGATCCCGGGCGTGCCCAGAACTTTTACGCCTGAAGCGCCTTTGGCTGTAACCAGCGCATTTGTATCACCAAGCGTTTGTGTGAAAGTCATCCCGTGGCGATGGACAATAATGCCGCCGTCCATTGCAACGGTACGCTGCTGGTAATACCGGCCACAGCTGTAATTACCTGAGATGTGCCCGTAGGTTCCGGTCCATCCCAGAGATACGTCGCTATTGCTCCGGCGCACTGCGTGTCCTGCGGTATAACGCTGATCAACATTCCAGCTGAGGCGCTGATCAAACGCATCACCGCTTAAGCCTGCAGATTGAGTGGCAGGGCCGGACGATGAATGCGTGAACCGGTACGACGCTCGCGTGTTGCCACCCATCCATTTTTTTAGCGGAACAGAGAGCCAGAGGCTGATCATCTGTTCCCTGGGATGGTGCCGGGCACGTTGACTGGCAGACCAGACTAATGACAGCGTCATATCCCTGAACGGAACAGAGTATCCCGCGTTAAGGCTGCTTTCTCGCAGACCGCGGTTCCAGTAGGTATCCTGATAAGCACCTGCGTTCAGGTAACCCCATTTACCCAGTCCCTGACTGATGGATAGTCCGGTACGACTTTTTCTCCTTTTTCTGCGAATGCCTGGCGCCATTCCATCAATCCGCCAGCTCTCCAGTGTTTCAGCCAGTGTGAGATAGTCCGGCTGGCTGAACTGTAAATTGACCAGTGACAGCGAAGTATTTGTCCCGACAAACTCTTTGCTGTACCGCATACGCCAGGAATAACCGTGTACCGGGTCATTACCCGAATGCTGTGCGCGGCTGAGTGTGACATCTGAAGAGAGTGCACCCCAGTTGCCTATGCTCAGCCCGGTACCCAGGGATGAAGACTGATAGTGCCGGGCTGCCTGGATTCCGCCATAAAGCGTGAATCCAAAGGGAAGACCGTACATGGCGGTGGCTTCCATAACCGGCGCTCTTGTTACTCTCCTGTCAGACGAACGATACTGCCCGGCCATCAGGCTGTAACGCAGGTAGCCCTCCTTAATGGCGACTGCTGGCGTCTGGAAAGGCACGATAAAAACCTGAGGAACGCCCTCCGCCTCCCATACCGTAACCTGAAAATCACCACCTGCGCCGGTGGGATTGAAATCAGTCAGGGCGAACGGACCCGGTGCGACGACCTGGTTATAAATGGTGTAGCCGTTCTGCTTTACCTCAACGCGGGCCTGGGTTCTCGCCACGCCACGTATGACCGGCGCAAACATATACTGGCTGGAAGGTACCATCCGATCGTCAGAGGCAAGCATGACGCCTCTGAAGGGAACGCTGTCAAAAAGCTCAGAGGCGGTATAACGCTCACCCAGCGTCAGGCGGCTGTTGATGCCATTAATACCGCGCTCCAGATAAGTCGTCATGGCCTGCCAGCGTCCGGGCGTTCCACGTGTTTGCTGCCAGCTGGTGACGTTGCGAAGCCGCCAGGCACCGATGTTGACGCCTGGTGTCAGTTGCAGCCAGGAGTACTGATATTTTCTTCCCGAGGGGCCACGGGTAACACTCTGGCTCGTTCCGGTACGATAATTCATGATGAAGGCAGGTATGCCGTCGTCCCAAAGAGTCCGGGGTGCGATGCCTTTAAATCCGGGCTTCAGATAAACCTGAGGAATACTCAGATGCAGTGACTGCTCATCAAAGTGGAAATCAGCCTGAGCGCCCGGTATCTGCGACAGATCAAAAAAGCCTGAGCGTTTTTCCTTCTCAGTAACCTTGAAGCTCTTCATGCGTACTCCGTAACCTGACAGCATGGATCTGCTGAGGTGAGGGACGAGTACCTGACGACCATATTTATCCGGCCTTAATATGTAATTGACTGGCCGGGAGTCGATAAGTGTATTGTTCAGGTAGATGTCAGTCGGATAAATGCCCGGTAGCTGACTGCCCTGACTGAAAAGCATCAGGTCTGTTTCTTTATTGCTTCCGGTAATGAGAGCCGGGTTAAAGGTATAGACTTTGCCTTCTGCCTGAACCGCAGCCAGCGTCAGACCGGCCACGAAAAGTGGTCTGTAAACAGTCATCGTTTTAATCCTGGCAGGGAGTACTCTCAGTGAGAAACAGGATCAGTGCTCAGGTCGGACGTGAACGCTTTGCTGTCTCCGCCATAATCGGTAATCAGTCGCCAGTGCACCTGACCTGACGCATCCGCAGGTATGCGCAGTTGCCGTTTACCCATCGGAGGAACATATTCAGGGTTGGCCACACTCGATTTTCCAAGCTGAACACTTCTGAGATTCATGAAAAAGGGCGTGGGGTTGCTGACCGTGAGCGTCTTACCGCGTTTTGCCCAGGTCAGGCTGGAGGCAAAGTCTTCGGGTGTGCCTCTGAGGGAGGATGGGCGTACAAGCAGTTTCAGGCAGCTTTTGATACGCAGTTGCGTCAGAAGGGTAGCGTGCTGTCCGGCCTTTTTCTTTCTATACGCATCACCCGTCCAGTCCGCATCCGCCTCAGGGGGGATGCCTGTTACGCAAAGCCAGTAAAGTGACTCTTTCGTGTCATTATTGTGACTGCTGGTTGCGATAACCTTTATCCGGCTCTGCTGATGCCCGTCCAGACGGAACAGTGGTGGGGTGACAATAAACGGGGCCCGGGTTTTCCGGTCTTCCATCATGACTTCCGACTGCACCAGCATCGGATACGCCTGGGGGTTCATCACGGTCATTGATGCACCATTCGAACCCGCAGAATATATAATCCGGGTTGCGCCGGTTTTTACAGAAAAGGACTGGAGTTCATTTCCCAGCGGCATACTTTCTCCCCTTGCAAGCTGGAGCGAGCACAGTATAGCCGCCACAATAATAATGGCATTCGTTGTTCTGGTCATTGAATTGTTCCTGACTGCCCTGGTGTTGTTTTTTATTTCGAGCCACAATCATGACTCGTTAAATTTGCAGATATAAGATAACCATTGCCTGCTTTTAATTAGAGACTAATCTTCTTCATCAGGTAATGGCGTCAAAAGCAGATGCCGGATTTCTCCTGCACTCATATCCACTTTTACTGTTGTGAAAAGTGGCGCGACATAGTCATCGCTGTGGCCCTGCTTTTCCAGAAACTCCAGTGCCTCTTCCTGAGACGTAAAGAGTCTGTCGTCTTTGCCAGTCGGGCGTTTGACGACCCAGGCTGCGGGTGCAGTAATGAGGCACAGTTTTGCGATGATATAAACCAGTTGCTGCAGTGGCTCGGTAGAAGAATGGTATAAAAAGGTGTCGATATAGCTTAACAGTCTTGTGTTCATAGGTGGCGTCTTCTTAATTAATGTTACACTCAGGGAGCGCGCGGAGTTTTAATTTTATGTATATATTTATTCGCCTTCTGTAAAGAAACTAACACTCACTTTCATATCAGTGAAGTCAGAAAAGTGAATATAATATTCATAATGACGAGGGTGCCTCTGGATAATCACTGCTGGCTTAATCCCTGATATAAGACCATCCATTACGTAATGCACTCATACAACACTGACTGCGGTGTTCTGCCCACTGGGCATTCATCGGTCTTAAGGCCAGCTTCATTGCCCGCAGCCAGAGTTTTCCCGCCTGATCAAACTTTTCGCAGCGTTCGGCAAATGCAGCCGCCTCGGCGACGGCGTAATAACGCTGGTTGCGGTCAGTCTTTCTCTGATTCATCGATAACTCCTGAATTAACGGGGTTCAGATGGCATTTATTCTCTGGCTTCTTCAATCTCGGCTTTCCTGACCAGAAACACATCTGTGGCTTTATCCAGCAGCGGTGGCACAGGTTTAAGTACCTTTGATGCGTAGGCGTAGCAGCGGGCGAGTGCGCTGACCGACTGACTTTTCATGGCTGCCTCACAAAAATCAGCGAGAAGTTCTTCTGAAGAACGTTCCCTGTCCTCAGCGCGTTCCTGTTCTTTACCCGGACAGTGTTTAGGCGAGGGCGGGGGTGCGCTCGCCGGCTGGTCAGGCGATCTGACCGGGCTGGCTGGTGGCGCTGCAGGCACGGGCGTTTCTGCTTTAATCTCTTCAGTTCGCAGGTCCGGGACAGAATGGTTTTGCAGCGCAATACCGTTATCTCGGCTGACTGACTGATTGATGAACGCATTCAAATCTTCACGAGCTGGCGGTGTCACGTCGCGTTCTGCAGGAGATAAGGTTTCCAGTTCATCCGGTGTGTACACCCCCAGAATGACGTCCGGGCAGTGCAGACGGGCCCAGCGTTTAACAGCGAGATAAGCCAGCTGCTGACGCGGATCGCTCGCCCAGAGTGTTGAGTTCCGCACCTGTGCCTGTGAGAGCAGCAGTTCCAGCACCCGCGGCTCCTGCTCGTTCTTCATTGTTGCCCACACCCGAACACCGCATCCGGATTCATCCTGCAGTGTCCAGTCCGGTGCGATGTATTTATTGCCTTTGGATGAGGTTTTCTCGGTGAATCTGCCGATAACATTTTCCCATGGCCCAAACCATTCGTAATGGAGCCGATCCCGTGCAGGGGCCATGGTGTTGATCACTGCATTCACCAGCTGTGCCTCGTATCCCAGAACACCGTTGACGGTGAAGGTTTTTTGGGCGACGGCAAACGGATTCATACGCCACTGCAGGGCCTGCATGGTCACAGCCAGACAGTCTGCGGCTTTGCCCGCGAGATGCGCCGGGACAGTGACTCTGCTGCTGGCCATGATTTCTGCAAAGCGCACCAGTTTATCCAGGGCATCGGGGCTGAAAATAGTGGCAGTTGTGTCAGTGCTGTCGGGCGCAGAGATCATCGGTTGATTTTGCATAACGCCTACTCCTGTTAATGTGCCCATGCGGGGCGCTGAATTATTTCTATGCCGCCCCAGTTATTGCCGAGGCGACAGGAATGGAAAGTGCACAGGTCCCGACGGAAGAGGGCGGATCCCGCGCTCATGTCATTGTCGTGCAGCTCAAACACACGAACCGGATAACGGCCACAGTCGATCGCTTCACTGACCGCAATAAAAACGAACTGCGGATATGTGCCAGTGCAGTGATAAAAGCCCTCACAGTACATGGCTGCCTGAACGTGGTACCGGAACGCTTCGATGTGGCGGGCAAAGCGCGACATATCACTCACCTTTTTCACGTCGACGATGAGAGGGCGATTCGTCAGATATTTATCTGGCCGGATGCGACAGAGTTCTTCTGTCTCTGCATCTGACCAGTAGAGGGAGGATTCGCAGTGGCCGTCAGCTTCAAGAAAAAAGCGTGCGGCGTGATGCGCCATTACGCTCTCTCTCATGAGCTGAAGTTTCCGGCCCTGTTCTGCATCCATGACCGTCATGTTCCGGATGCGTGTCTCATTCAGAAATGCTGCTTCGTCTGCTTTACCCTGAGAGGTGCGACGGTTAAAAGAAGGAGCCACAATAAAGCGCTTATCAAACTGTTCAGGCTCAAGCAGCATGCAGTGCAGCGCGCTTCCCATATCCAGTGCGGCTGTTTTATCCGTATCCACAGGCGCATGTTTGCGCCAGAGGTAAATGGCCGGGTTAACCGCAATGTCATCGAGCTGCGATTTACTGACGCCGGGACCGGCGTGATAGGCCTCATTGCTGAGGCCTTCATAGATACCCGGTTTCATCATGCTGGTTCCTCCCAGCCAAGCAGCACCTGAAGGTCGTAATTTCGGGCCGCCTGCAGGTAGGCCAGATTCGTGATAAAGCTGATGTATTCCTCAGCGGCTTCAGGATGGGCACAGCACTTCATCGCATCAGGATGCAGGTTCCAGTGACGGAACAGGTGAAGGTGGTCAGGAAAACAGGACAGCAGGCGCTGGGCTTCGTCATCGATCCACTGTTCTTTCCTGACTGCGTCCTGCTCCTGGGCATCCAGGTGGTCTTTGTGACGTTCCAGCAAAGCATACGGTGTGATCATGGCTTCCCCTCCTGAAGAAGGATGCCGACAAAACGGTCAAACACCACCTGCATCACGGGCAAAGGTGGCTGGGGTGGCAATCCCGGGGATGTGGGCGATGAAAAGCTGGCACCATTGACAATGTTTTCAGGCGCAAACTCGATATCGCGGATGGCATTAAAGGGGCGAGCAAAAGCAGCATCGCCCCTGATGTCTGGTTGCATCATGGGAAATGGTCCTTTGAATAGTCAGTTAACCTGTTCCGGTTCTGATAAGCCCGGCAGTATGATGAGGGGCAGGGATGACGTGTTTACTCAGGTGTCAGTAAGACCGGGCACGACGTCATCAGACCTGGTTTACTCTTCTTCTTCACGACGGGCCTCGCGGGTGGCTGCAAGGATTTGTGCCGGGTCTCCTGCTATGCGCGTATGAATAACAAACGTACCAGTGTGGGTCACCCGGGCATCCGGTGCGGCCATGAGAGCCGCCCTGACAACACGTTCATGGATAAATGCCCGAAGAACGCAGGATTTGATATGGAGCGTGCCCTCTGTTGAGGTCGCGATGTACTGAATTTTCATCTTTTAATCTCCTTTAAGTGAAAATAACCGTTTAACTTCGGGGTTGGTGACCCGCCTGATCTGGCTGTTATCCCGGACCTGGTTTCTCCCGGATGCCGCCCGCTCTGATCGGAGCGAAGCTTCGGGTCTCCGCATTTGCGAGCCAGCGTTTATGGACAGCAGGGCGATGCTGTCACTCTTCAGCGTCCATGACCGATTTTCTCTGTTTTGCCCCGTGCCGGTCATTACGGCTGAAACATCGGGACTAAATCTGATTGTCGTAATCCGCATGACTGAGTAATTCCCAGTTCTGTCCATTGTCTTTCGATAACAGTCTCCACTGCGGCGTAACCCTTAACGTAAGATACTGACCCCGATAGGTTCGCCTCGCCCGGATTTGCCCGGTACGCCATAAGCGCATAATGCGCTCAGCACGCCTTATTATCCGGACGGGGGCATGTGGCTTGGACATCACCGTTACCTCATTTCAGCGGCACAGGCAGCGGCAAGCTTCTGCACATACGTCCAGGCGATGCCTTCACTGAAACAGACAAAACGGCGGCTTCGGTTTAAAGAACTGGCGGTGAAGATGAACCTGCCGTTCCGGATATGAATAATCATGCTTTGTCTCCGTTGAGATATAAAAAAACCGCCCTGGCGGACGGTTTACTCTGACGTATTCAGGCAGGCAGTTACGGCTGTTTGTTGTCTTCCGAGGCAGAAGAAGCGCAGCTGCATGCTGGTCGTAAATCAGGGTGTGTGGCGAAAATGGTTGTGAGAGTTGACTGAAGCAATTCATCCAGTGATCCCATCACACCCTTACGGTATGCGTCTGCTTCGTCCATACTGACTTTTCCGTCTTTCTCACTGGCATCAACCATCCTTACCGATGCCACCAGCTTGTTCGCCACTTCCAGCAGTGTTTCAGTGACTTTTTCTGCAGTTTCACGATGTTGCATAATGACCTCCAGGTCAGGTAATGCCTTTGCGGGCGGGGTTTCCGAATGACATCTCAGCGTTCATGGATGCCATCTTCATCAATAATGATGAGGCGCGTATTTTTGATGAAATCGCTCATGTTCACGCCTACATCGTGCCAGTGAGCCAGTGCCATCAGGACGTCACGACGGGAATGACAGTGACAGGCATTTACATACGCCTGTACATGAGCAAGGGCGAGGCGGCGCATTTCTTTTGGATTCAGGACGCATGAAGGTTTTTCTTTATGCATGGTGTTCTCCGGTTCCGGACGTAAAAAAACCGCCATAATGGCGGTCATGTGGACAGGTAAGAGAGCGATCACGACTGGCCGTCCCTGTCTGTCTCTGAAACGTCGCTACAGCAACATCCAGGCAGTAAGTCAGGGTGCTCAGTCATAATGGGATCCAGGATTTCGGTGAAGAGCACGTCGAGAACAACCTGGACTTTATGCATATGTGTCGCAGCCTGCTCTTCCGTTACTTTGCCTTCCTGCTGGTACTCAAACATCTGATCAGCAGAAACACTCAGTTCACGGGACAGCAACAATACAGTCTGGCTGATACGCACGGCAGCTTCGCGATATAACATCGTTACTCCTTAAGTGGATTTGCCATTCAGGCATTACGGAAAGGGTGATTGAGCCAGAGAGGCTTTGATGCCCGGCCGGACGGTTAACATATCCGGGGCAAAAAAAATCCCGCACGAGGCGGGAAAGTCAATCAGGCACTTGGTCAGACAGATCACACTCATAATTATACAATCAGGATGCCACTACTTTCGGTATTTCAGGCTGTCAGGCATTCGCTGACAGTGACGTTATAGAGGTATTCCGTTTCATAATTCTGAATGAATGGAAAAACCCTTCGCACTGACACCTCGTTTAAATTGCGAAAAGGGTTTGAGATAAGCTGTCAATGTCGTGATGAGTCAGAGTAAGCAGGGTGATTTATTTTTGTAGGGCTTACTCTTCCCGAAACAGAGACGCCTGGCGTCGCGTATCAGGATTAACTCATAGCGTGATGCTGCGCTATGATGCTTTTTTATATGAACTCCAGGTGCTCTGGGATCAAAGTTGATTCCACAGACCGGGCACAGAACGCTGTGCTTTTTCATACTAACCTCCATCAACAAAGGAAATGACACTGGGCAGTGCCATCTCATTTGTTGAGAGGAAGGTGGGTTTTGCCACTTCGGGATCTCGCGCTTCTGCACTCCTCCCGCCCGACAGTATGCTGTGCCGTTCAGCAGCCAATCATTTCTCTCCCGTTATGCCTGCTTCGCGTGTACTGATTAAGACAGAAGCAGACTGGCAGGCACAGGTGTAAAATAGTGCCGCTAATTATTTATGTCAATAGCTGCACTAATTTATTTGAAGGGGATTTTTCAGAACACGAGCAATAGCATGGACAGTGGCATGGCGGATTAAAAAAGTTCAGTCGTTTACAATCATCTAAAGAGCTCTTCTGGCCATTGCGTGTGGATGACACTGCCAATCAGCTTCGTATCATCGTCGCACTTCAGCGTTCGGTATGCTGCATTCAAAGGCACCAGATATCCCAATCCGGCATCAAGATCGTATTTTTTGAATGTCAGCGATGTATTTTTATCAAGCGATGCAATACAAAAACCACCTGTTGTTACGGGTATACCAGGATCTACCAGTATAATTACGCCTTCTGGAAAACTGGGCTTTATGCCTTGAGCTGCTGTCATCGAGTGCCCGGATACAGCGATCCAAAAAGCATCTTTGCTGGCTTCTTTTACGGCGGGTATGTAGCTGATTGGAGTTAAGGTTTTTCCGTTTTTATATATCTCTAAAACCTGCTCACTAGTGTAGAAAGGGAACTTTGTTACATTATTGACAATAACGCTGTTTTTTTTTCTTTCAGCGAGGCGAATGGGTTTCAAAAGGGGTTCAATAGAGGGATCTATCTCTTCAGGAGATACACCCAGAAGTTCAGCAAATTTCAGTACATTTTCTTTATTTAGAGCGATTCTCCCGTTCAGGAACTGACTGACTGCAGCCTGAGTACTGAAGCCCATTCGGCCAGCCGCTTTCTCTTGGCTAAGGCCAAGTTCTTCTTTTTTCGCATCCCAAATCTCGCGCAAGCGCTTCGAAACGAGAATGTCTTCATCGGTAATAAGGTTCTTTTTTGTCATAAGGCATTATTATTTGTAGCACTAATACTATGCAAATAGTTGCACTGTTGATCTTGTCAATAAGTAGCACTAATATGGGGTTTTCAGTCTATGGGAATTCATCATGAAATTGGTTGACTACTTAAAACTGAATCGTATCAGACAGGCTGATTTCGCTAAAGCAGCAGGGGTCAGCCAGGGCTATGTCAGTCAGGTAATTGCCGGGAAATACAGGCCCAGAGGAAGCAACGCCATCAAATGGTCTGCAGTAACTGGCTGGCAGGTTACGCCACACGAACTTAACAGTGATGACTACCCTGGTAAGAAGGACGGATTACCGGAGAAGTTTCACTGATTTCTGGCCAATCAGGGCAGATTCATGCTTAGCGTTATGCATATGCAATCGGACCCGGTTCATCACACTATCTGAGACAATAAAAAATGGATGCCGCAAACACACGCAAACAGAAACCATCAGTTCAGGGACGACATCTTCATACGCTGGCCCTAAAAGCTTTGTTCACTACGCGACAGACAGAGGTTGCCCGTCGTCTTAATGTTGCAGACTCAACCATTCTGAGACGCACTGAAAAATACCCGGAAATCATGGAAACGCTGGCTGCCAGCGGTATTGAGGATTTCGTGATGAAGGGGGAGATGAAAATACCCCAGGAACAATATCGCTGGCTGATGAAGGTCGCTATCAGGTTTGCTGAGTATGAACTGGAACGAACCTGTAATGAGGAAGGCGATGAGCATCAGCACAGACAATCCTGTCCATGAGCTGGTGGTTTCAGGACTGCGCTTAATTCAGTGTGAGGGGGGAAGGGAAGCGACAAGAGTTGCAACGAGAGTCAGATCTTAACCTCTGCACACATAGCGAGAATGCAATGAAACTTCTTAAAATTTTTTATTTTGGAGGGACATATTAAATGAGTCGCGCAGCAACAGACTGGGCCTGGAGTCTTAATCTCAAGGCTTCCCAAAAACTACTTCTCCTTTCACTGGCTGACCGGGCTGACGAATACCACTGCTGTTATCCCAGCATCATGAGGCTCGTCAATGATACAGGGCTCGACAGAAAGACTATCGGGAAATGGATCAATCAGATGATTGAGGAGGGTCTGCTTTCCGATACCGGTGAGCGGAAAGGTCCCACAAAACGGGTGCGTGTCCTGAAGCTGAACCTCGATTTTAAATGTGCCCAAAAACGGGAGGGTTCAGTAAAAGGTAATGGTCCCAAAAACGGGAATGTTCCCAAAATCGGGCCTGTTTCAATTAAGCCATCGAATGATCCCAAAAACGGGCTTTTGAACGATCCCAAATTTGGGATTTTGAATGATCCCAAAAACGGGACACAGAATCAGTCATTAGAACCCAACATAGAACCTATAAATAAAACACCCGCCGCCAGGGCGACGTGTCAGGGTAAATGGCTTCCTTCACGTTATGCCTTCGAGGGCAAAGTCGTGAAGCTTAACCATGCAGACTTTGCATCGTGGCAAAATCTCTACGCACATCTGGACCTGGTCTACGAGCTACAAAAACTCGACATCGAATTCTCATACCAGAAACCCAGACACTGGTTTATCACAGCCAGCCAGAAGCTCAGCTACCAGAACAAACAGGCAGCCTTGCGGGGCCAGAAAGCGCCTTCTGGTAAAGGGATACCACACTGGAACGATCGCAGCGAGTGGGAGAATAATTTCTTATGACGAAGCCAGAATCCGGATTTAACGATCAGCTGCAAAATGGTCACTTTGGCCCGAGTGGGGCTGACCAGCAGCAGGAAGGCCGTTTAGTTGACTCAAACGCAGAGCGCCTGGTGGACACTCTCTTCGCCAGTCTGAAGGTTATCTTTCCCGCATCCTTCAGCACGGTGTTAAAGCATCCACGCGATGAAGCAACAGCAAAACGTCAGTGGGTCGCTGCGTTTATCGAAAACGGCATTACCTCGGGGCATCAGATTTCAGCAGGGATGAAGCTTGCGCGTGCCAGCGTTTCACCGTTCTGGCCAACCCCCGGGCAGTTCATTAGCTGGTGCCGGAAGGGCGACTATGCCGCTGCTGATTTGCCGGATGAACATGCACTGTATGACATGGTCATTCGCTACAGCGCGCGACGTGGTCTGTATAACTCACCAGAAACGTACCCATGGCAGGCCAATACCCATTACTGGTTGGTCACAACCCTCTACAGCCAGATGACATCACATAATCTGTCTGAGGGTGAGTTACGTAAGGCATGCGAAAAAGAGCTTGAAAAGATGTCCCGTCGTATTCGCGAAGGGGAATCGATACCCCCACCGCGCGCGCAACTTGAAAAAATTTATGTACCTGTGAGTCCTGAGAGGGCGAGAGCGCATATCAGCCGACTTAAAATGCTTCTGAAGAGAAACTCAAAGCATGGCCTGAGACCAGTCCTGCCATCAGAATCAGAGCACTCGTGTTTCCGACGCTGATGTAGCTCCTGTCTGCGAATTTAAGGAGCAATGTGCCTCTATTCAGGTCATGGTAACTGATATCGCCGATAAACCACCTGGCAGGGATACCGGCTGGCATCTGTCGCTATATGTCGCTCTCGCGCATAACCTTTTCAAAACGGAATGCATCATTGTCTTCTTCAAGCAAAACTTCATCTTCGGGATGGTTAATATCGGGATGTTTTTTATTGAAGAATTCAACGATTTTGAACCCGCACTTGTTTACGTAAAAATGGATATTACGCTTTTCAAAATAGGGCGTATGTGTTTGCCAGGATACTGTCTCGGGATATTCTTCCTCAATCAAATGCCAGGCTTTAAGGCCTATGCCTCGTCCCTCCTCTCCAGCCATCAAGAAAAAGAGGTCGAGCGAATTGTGATGGGTTTTATTATCAATATTCAGCACAGCACCTCCAACCTTTCGACCATTACAAAGAATGTGAAGTGATACGGCATTGTTAGCATTCATTGTCATGTCTAGCGTTTTATCGGATGGGATTGGCTCATCTGAACGCTCTTCAAATTTATCGACTATCGCTACGGAGAAAGCTTTCTGTAACTCTGATTTGAAATCAGCAACATCAGCTATTTTTACAGGTATAAGGGTTATGCGTTCTTCCATTTTTATCCTTAAGAATGTATTAGCTAATCGGGTATGACAAATGCGGGTTATGATCATCTCGAGAGCATTTCGTTCTGGCTGTAGACGAAAAAAACCCGGCAAGGTGGTTTTTAGAAGGTTCATCAACCGACAAATTTCTGAACTGTGGCGACTGTTTTCACAGAGCACAGAAACCGAACTTGATCTGACAGCCTGGCCGTAGGTAGCCTCATCATTAAACACTTCTTTGTACTGTGAGTCTTTTATCAGTGGCGTTTTACCGATTAATTTTCCGCTGAATAACGTCATGATTACTCGGCTGTTGCGCCGTCAGTACGTCAATCTGTTTAGTGGCCGATAAAATTCGGCCACGCTATGAGAGCTTTTAGAACCACTAAATTTCTGCTTTTGACACGAGGCGGGCACCACGTAATTCGTTTTCCGCCAGCAACGTATAGCAGACCAACTTTTCTCATTATCAACTAGCCGTCATTATCAGAAAACATTTGCGGCAGAGTTCATTCGCCTTCTGCCAGGATGACTGACTTTAGTCTAAGGAAGCCAGAAAGAGAATCGGGTGCCGTTAAGATCGTTTTTTTCGCAGGACACCTTTCCACCATGCGCCAGTACAATCGCTTTGACAACCGCCAGACCTAAGCCTGTCCCGCCACTCAGGCGTGAACGAGAGTCATCGGTGCGCACAAACGCATCCCATATCGTTCTGGCAAAAGCCTGATCGATTCCCGGCCCTTCATCGTCTATGTGCACTGCGACGCCTGCTGCATCCTGCTCACAGGAAATCATGACAACGCCCGGGATGGAATAACGGCGGGCATTCTCCAGAAAGGCCAGCAACACCTGCCTGAAGCGTAAGGCATCGCATTCAATGATAGCCGGATTAACTTTCAGCACGAGTGAGTGGTGACTGGCTTTGAAATCCTCCTTAACCAGTTCAGCTAACGATTCAATCTCACTTTTAATATTTACGCGCTCATAGTGAATATGCAGATGTCCCGACTGCGCCAGACTCAGGGTTCTGAGATCCTCAATTAACCGCGTAAGACCATCAGTCTGATGAATCAGATTAACGAAGAGCTTATGATCGGGCGCAAATATGCCGTCCGCTAAGCCCTGAAGTCTCCCACGCAATATCGTCACCGGGGTTCTTAATTCATGAGCGATAGCGGCGTTCCAGGTCCGGCTATCATTTGACAGGGTTTCCAGTGTTTCCGCCATGCGGTTGAAGTCTTTGACCAGCGCATTAATCTCGCCAATTTCTATAGCACCTTCGCTGGCTCGCGCGCTTAAATCCCCTTCAGCCACGCGTTTTGCACTGTGAGTCAGCGACTCCAGCGGAACGATCATCTGGCGCGCAAAGCGGGCAGAAAAAAACACCGAGACGGCTATCGTTAACAGCGTCGACACCAGCATGGTAATCCAGTCGCCGGTCGTCCCCATGTCTAAGTCGAGTGGCAACAGTTGACCTGAAAATAATCCGATAATGGTTGGGTAAAGTGAATAGGTGGCAAAGGAGGTCAAAAAAGAGTAGATCGTAACTTTGACTATAAGCCAGTTCAGCTGCCCGCTAAGACCACGTTGCTTCAT